ACAAGATCGCGGATGCCGCTACAGGTGATAGAGGTCTTCGCGCAGCATGGATGGATCAACCTCGGCGCGGTGATTTTTCGGGACGCCATGCATTTTCAAAAAACCCAATAAAACATTTGACTTAACCCCTAACTATCGTTAACGATAAAACTATGAGTTGCGGAAATTCCAGAAGTTCTAAATGCAATCCATGCGGCCCAAGTGAGGCGGCAATGAATGAGATTGTAAATCGCGCAGCTTACTACGCTCGCATCGCCGTAGAAGCCGCAGGAGGAACAACGGGCGGCAAAGCTCCAGTAGGTGGAAATACCTTTGGAGTATTCTACGAGAACGACCAAGTAATGATCACAAATTACACAATCACAACTGGGAAAAATGCCATGTCGGCAGGGCCAATCACAGTAAATTCTGGAGTTGTATTGACAATTCCAGCAGGCAGCACCTACACAATCGTATAATATCATGTCACTAATTCTCGACGGCACAGCAGGACTATTTGGTAATGTAACTGGAGGAGACATCTCTGGTAATTTCATTGGATTGAATGGCAATGGCAGTTCGCTTACAGTAACTGCTACAGGCAGCACAACCGCTCGCTCGCTTGCGAATCGCTTTGCTGATGTAGTAAATGTAAAAAATTTCGGGGCGATTGGTGATGGGGCATCTCACCCTCTTTCTTCTGTATATTCAACTCTTGCTCAAGCTCAAGCGGTTTATCCATTTGTGACATCTCTCACACAAGAACTCGATTGGGCCGCAATTCAAGCTGCGTTGAATACACAAAAATCGGTTTATTTTGGAGACAATAGCAATACATATCTAATTACATCTGATCTTGTTATTTACTCAAATTGCAAATATTTTGCGAATGGAGCCACAATATATCAGCAAAACATTTTAGAGGAAATTTTTACAGGCGATAATATTAATAACTCTGAAATTTCTGGATTTGTTTTAAGGGGCGCAAGTCCAGTTCCATTAGTTGCAGATGGGTTCAATAGAGCGATTGAAATAGCTGCTCCTAGATATTTAACTATCGAAAACAATATTATTGAGAACTGGGGTGCTGGTGGAATCTTTTTAACAAAAAGAACACTTACTAGTGGAGCGGAGGGTTGCTACATAAATAACAATATTATTAAAAATACTGGTGATGGTATTCTGATTTATATTGGAGGAGAAGGCAATGTAATTACAAATAACAGAATATACGATAGTGGTAGAACTGGAATTTTCCTTGATGATATTTCTTTGTCTGATACGACCTCATCTCCAGATGTTGTTAAGCACACAATTGTTTCAAATAATTTTATTACAAGATATGGAATTGTTGCTACGGGGGCTGGAATAACAACTGGACATATTATATTTTGCTCGATTAGCAACAATGTCATCACATTTGGAGATGGTGATGCAATTAGTATATTTGCAGGAGGCAATTCCACTCAACCTCCTCAAGTCAGCGTGGGCGTATCCATAGACGCAAATGTAATTAGTAATATTGGCGGCAATGGCATCGCTCTTACTGGAGCGATTTACAATAATATCCAAAATAATATAATTTATGGCCCTCAACTTGATGTTACACCCGGAGCGCATTCTGGGATTTTTCTTACATCAATTACTAGAAATGCTACAACAGAATCATCATCATTTAATCTCATAACAAACAATTTTATATTTAAAGCAACTGGAGATTTGGATTATGGAATTTGGATGCAAACTGGATGTAATTCAAATGTTGTAGAAGCAAATTATATTTTAAATTCCACAACATTTGGAGTATATGACGAAGGATCATCGAATGTTGTAAAACTAAATCAAGGATGGATTACAGAAAATAAAGGCAGCGGAACAATTACAAGTCCAGCATCTACAGTAACAATAAATCATGGATGCAATTTCACTCCTACTGCTGGAGAAATAAATATAATATTTACATCTTCAATTTCTCCAGCTACAAATTTTATTGTTACAGGAACTACTTCAACACAATTTACAGTCCAATTAAGCGCATCACCGACAAGTCCAGCCGCATTTAGTTGGGCTATTTCAAAAATATGAGTCTCATCAAAGCAAACGCAGTCCAGATCGGACAATCAGGAACAGCAACGGATAACTTCACGCTGGCAGTCCCATCGTCACCAGACGGCACGATTAAGTTGGCTAGGGGCAATTCTGGAGCAACTACGCAGGATGTTATTAGTGTAGATGCACTTGGTAATACTACTTTAAATAAAGACGCTCTTATCAATGGACTTACTGTTGGTCAGGGTGGTGGAAATATCTTATCAAATACAGTCAATGGTGTAACCGCACTCATTTCCAATACAACTGGAAATAGAAATACAGCAATCGGTCAAGCTGCACTATTTACTAATACAATTGGATATAGTAATACTGCGATAGGCGCAGGAACACTCCAAGCAAATTTATCTGGATACAATAATACTGCAAGCGGTTATGCCGCTCTGAACGATAATGAAACTGGAACTAACAATACAGCTATCGGTCAAATCGCACTTCAATTAAATACAATTGGAGACTACAATACTGCGGTTGGTTCAGGATCACTTAAAATAAATACAATTGGAGAATTTAATACCGCAGTTGGTGTAAACGCACTCTCTCTAAATCAAACATATAACAATGTTACTGGTATTGGATACAACGCTCAAGTTGAAGGATCAAACGAAATCCAACTTGGCTCTGGAACAACAACCTGCTATACTTATGGATCAGTCCAAAATCGTTCTGACATCCGTGATAAAGCCGATATTCGTGATACTGAACTTGGTCTTGAGTTTGTAAACGCCCTTCGTCCAGTTGATTTCAAGTGGGATATGCGTGAAGACTATCGTCCAGAAGCACCTAAAGCTGTTGCTAAACCAGCAGAACTTAAAGAAGATGCTTCCGACGAAGAAAAAGCTAAATATGCAGAAGAACTCGCTGCATACAATGCTTACAAAATTGAGCTTGATAAATGGCTTGAAGATGTAAAACTTGCAAACATCACTCGCGATGGAAGCAAAAAACGCATTCGCTATCATCATGGTTTAATCGCTCAAGAAGTAAAATCTGTTCTTGACGCTAAAGGTATTGATTTCGGTGGTTTTCAAGATCACACCATCAATGGTGGAGGAGATGTTATGTCGATTGGTTATACCGAGCTTATCGCTCCTCTTGTCAAGGCGGTTCAAGAACTATCCGATAGAGTTTCCGAATTAGAATCTAAATTATGAGCGCAAACATTAAAGCATCCACAGACGGAACACAGGCAATCATCGGGGTAGGTGGCGTAGACCAGATGACTGTGAGTAACGCTGGCGTAGTTACCGCAAATAGCTTTGTAGGTAATATTGCTGGACAAGGCAATTTGATTCCTGTCACGGCAACTGGATCGACTACGGCAAGGACATTGGCAAATAGGTTTGCTGATGTAGTTAATGTAAAGGACTTCGGTGCAGTAGGCAATGGTGTTGCTGATGATACGGCGGCGATTCAAGCTGCGATTAATACTGGAAAATCTATTGTTTTTCCAGAAGGGACATATAGAGCAAATAATTTAACACAATCCACAAATGGTCAGCGATTTTATGGATTAGGAAATGTCGTTATACAAAAAAATGCTAATGGTATTTTATTTTCTTCTTCTGGAAGAGGAACAATGTTTGATGGGATAAAATTTGATGGTAATGTTGCATTTTCTGGAGATTGCGTTAAAACAACTGGTGACAATTGTGTTTTTACGAATTGTTCAATTTGGACTAAATTTGGATTTGGATTGTTAGCTGAAGGAAATGGAACGCGAATTATTGGAACATCTGATATTTATTATTCAGATGATGCGACTGGATATGCAATTTGTTTAGGTAATACATCTGCTCAAACAAACTATCATCAAATTATAGGAATATCAACATCAACTTCAGTTGGTGGAATTTTATTAAGGCGAGCTAACGGAAGTGTTACATCTTCTCAAATTGGAAAATTTGATATGAATACAGGCGCGATGTATGTATCAAATACTCGCATTACTGGAGACTTAATTATCAAATCGAATTTTTCTATAATTGAAAACTGCACAATTGCAGGCGATGTAACAATTGGAGATGGAGTAAATGCAATTTCTGGAATCGGTTTTGGATCAAATGTATTTGTTTCATCTGGTAAAACAATAACATTAAATGCAAATGTTAGAGAAAGTTCTATTAATTTAACACAAAATAGTGGTAGTGGAGTAACGATTATTGATAATCTTACTGGAACGGCAAACGATATAAATAATAATATATTTCTTGAAAATAAAACATATACGCCAACATGGACAGGTTCATCATCAAATCCAAGTATAGGTAATGGATCACTTGCGGGAAATTATGCAAGACTTGGAAGATTTGTATTTGTTACTATTGAACTTGTAATTGGTAGCACCACAACATTTGGTAGTGGTATTTGGAGGTTTGGACTTCCAACAACTTCAAGCGGGTTGTCGCATCAAGGTTCTGCTGTATCATCAGATCAACCCGGAGGACCAAATTATATTGGTGCAGTAACAACAAATTACGCTAACAATTTTTGTTTGATAACAACACCAAATGGAAATGTTAATCCTACCATTCCATTTACTTGGGGAACTGGAGATATAATGCGATTAACAATTCAATATCCATCAATTTAAAAACATGAGCGCAAACATTAAAACATCACTATGAGCTTCTGCACATCTTGCCCACCATGCGACACGGAATACCCGTTGTTGTGCGAACCACTTGAAACAACTGCCAATGGGAAACGATTGGTAGTAGAAGATTCTGCTGCTTGTCAGAAGACCATCCAGACTCCAGCAGAACAGCAAATCTTGAAGACTGATGGTGCTGGTAATCTGACTTGGACTAACGGAGATAATACAAATGTTCTTAAAAAGTCTTCTTCTGGTATTGTTGAGTTTGGAAAAGTGGAAACTGACTACATTGTAGATAATGCAATTACTACTGCTAAAATTGTAGATGACGCAATTACCACCGCAAAGATTGTTGATAACGCAATAGTAGGAAGTAAGATTCCAGATAAAACAATAACGAATGCAAAACTAAGAGATTCAGCAGCACTGTCTGTTATTGGAAGAAGTGCTAATAGTTCTGGTGTTCCCGCTGATATTGTCGCAAGTGCAAATGGACAATTTCTTCGTAGGAGCAGCAACTTACTTGGATTCGGTGCAATTATAGCAGACGATCTTCCTGCTGGAACTGTTTTGAATTCTAAATTTGCTGAATCAAATTCAGAATTTACAATAACTAATGTAATTCCATTTGATAATACAATCCCTCAAATTACTGAAGGAACTCAAATTATTTCAGCAACAATAACACCAACAAAAACAACATCACGAATAGTTGGTATTGTTTCGGTTAATGGAGATGCTAATTCAACAAATGTTCAAACTGTTCTTGCTGCATTTAGGGGAACTACAGCAAATTCTATTGCTGCAACTTGGGTAAAATATATTTCATATTCATCATTAATTTCTTTTGAATTTACTGATCTTCCAAATACAACATCTGCTATAACATATTCCATACGAGTAGGGCCAGATAGCGGAACACTTTATATAAATAGAGCGCAATCTGGAGCTTTGCTTGGAACTTCAAATAAAATTACATTGATGTTGATTGAAATAAATCCGAGTTAATGGCTACCGAGGGATCAGTATTTGATGGATTCACAAGTATCGTAGCGCAAGACGCAGATACTCACCCATCATACCTGCCACCTTCAATGGTTGCAGAGTCTGTTAATCGGACATTCCGAGGAGGGATTAACAGAACAAGGCCAAGTATTCGGAATATCCGAATAGTTGCAGGGGAAGGCCAACCATCGACTATCGTTAACGATATTCAGAATGGAAACTTCCAAGGCTCATTCCCGTATCGGGCAACGAATCTAAATACAAACGATGGGATACTTCTATCGGTATCTGGGGTGATCTACTTCCTAAAGTTAATAAATAACCTAGCCTACGCTTACAAGATCATCGAAGGAAATGACCCCAGCATGATGCACACATGGTTCGTGCAGGCTGAAGATCGGGTCTATATACAGAACGGATACCAGAATGCGATTGCGTGGGATGGAGACTTGAGTGTTCCAGCATACAGGCTCAACCCATATCTTAAAAAGATGCCGATTGGGACTATCATGGAATACGCTTTCGGGCGAGTATTCGTAACGGATAGGCTTAACCAAATCTACGCATCTGACATCATCTACGGAAACGGATTTACTGATACGAAGAATACCGAGAACTTCACAGAGATCGGATACTGGGCAGAGGGTGGGGCGTTCTCCACTCCGTCCATGATGGGGAATATTACTGGCATGAAAGTAATGCCTCAGATCGGAACTAACCTTCGCGCCCAAGGTATGCTAGTAGTCCTAACGGCTAATGGAGCGTTCGCAATGGATGTCAGCATCCCAAGAGCGCAATGGGCAACAACCAATATCCAGACGATCAGCTTGCTTGGTCGAGGATGTGTGTCTCCATATACAGCTTTAGCTAACTCTGAGCTTTGGTTTAGATCGCACGATGGTTGGGCATTTTATTCAAATAGCCAATCTGAATTTGCCAGATACTTCTCGCTTCGTAAACTATCTAGGGAAGTGAACAAGTGGGTATCAAATGATACTCCTTGGTTAAAGCAGTTCGCTTCTACTGTGTTCTTCGATAACTATCTGATCAGCACAGTAGCACCAGAAACCTATCGAGCGGCAGGAGTAGAGGGACTCAATAGGTATCACAGAGGAATGGTAGTGCTAGACCTTGACCAATCATCTTCACCCTCGCCTGACGCACAGCTTACATTTCGCTGGAATGGCATTTGGACGGGCTTTAGACCAACTCAACTGCTCTCTGCATTGATCGCTGGGCAGAAGCGAGGATTCGGATTCTCATTCGATAACGACAACAAGAATCGTTTGTATGAGTTCACAAATGCTACGGGAAGTGATTTCGGCCCGAATGGAACTAAACAGATCGAATCATTCTTTACATCGGGAAGGTATGACTTCGCTCAAAGCGGGGCATCGAACAAGTTCTTGAGGAAGCGAATTACTGGTGGCGAAATGTGGCTATCTGAAATCAAAGGAGAAGTCACAAGCACGGCAGAGTTCAGACCAGACTCCTACCCATGCTGGAGTGAGCTTAAAGTTCCTACGACCTATGGGTGTAATCCATGTTCGCCAGCTTTGAAAACTCCATGCAATCCACGGAGGGGTGGAGATACCTATAAGAGATACAAATTTAACTCACCCGATCCGACTGAGTGCAACTCTATTTCTGATATACCTGTAATTGAAGGAAGTGAGTTCCAGCTAAAGATTAACTTGACAGGGGCGGCTACCGTGGACAGAGTAAGAATAATGGCAAACATTAAGAATTTGGAAGACTCTCCGATTGGTGACTGCCCAGAAAACGATCAAGAGTGTCCAGACATTAACTGCTGCCCAGAAAGATATTACGACTAC